GTTTTTCACTGGCCGCCCTCCGAGATGTACGGCATGGAGCTGCGCGAGCTGATGGCCTGGCGCGAGAAGGCGGCCATCAGAAGCGGCAACCATGAACAGGAGGATGACGACGATGGATCTTAGTATTCGCGTTGCGTTCAGTGCCATTGATAAGCTCACCCGCCCGGTCAGTGCCGCCAGTAAAGCAATTGGCGGCCTTTCTGACTCTCTGAAACAAACACAAAGTTCAATCAAAGAGGTTGAGCGGCAGTCTGCCGCCTTCAACCGTCTGCGCGACAGCGTCAAAAAAACCTCACGCACTATCGACGACACCACCCGCACGCTGGAAGGACTAAAGCAGGCCCAGCGGTCAGGTGCGACGCTGACAGATAAGCAGCGCCAGCAGATGACCGATCTCGCGGCTAAGCTGGATCGCCTTAAAGTTCGACGCGATAAAGAGACCGAGAGTCTCCGGGGAGCCTCCGAGGCGCTCCGCCGTCATGGTGTGTCCCTCGCTGGCGGCAGTCAGACCATTGCCAGCGCCATTCGGCGAACCGAGCAATATAACCAGACCCTTGAGCGCGAACGTCGCCAGCTCGCCGCAGCCACGCAAGCGCGCATGCAGTATGACCGCGCGAAAGAGATCGCAGGGAAAATGCGCGGTGCAGGCCTGGCGATGACCGCCGCGAGTGCCGGGGCGGGCTACCTGGGTGCGCGGCTGATGGCACCACAGATCCAGACTCAGGAGCACGCCTCTGTTATCGCCGCCCAGAACGGCGAGAGCTCTGCATCCGGCGGCCGCTACTCCCGCATCATTCAGGACATTAACGCCGCTGGCGTCAGTCGCGATCTGGCCCGTATATCTGAGGCGGTGGCGGGCGTTCGCAGTACGCTGGGGGCTCTCGGCGGGGTGGGTGATGAGGAACTGACGCGCATTTCACGTAAGGCGCTGGATCTGCAAACCGCCCTGGGCGGGGATATGACGGAGCATATCCAGATGGCGGCGATCATGATGAAGAACGGGCTCGCCCGCAGCAGTGATGAGGCATTCGACCTTATCACTGCCGGCATGCAGCGCGTTTCCACACAGATGCGCGGCGAGATGCCGGAAATCCTTCACGAATATTCTACCCACTTCCGCAATATGGGTTTCACCGGCGCGGAGGCTATGTCGCTGCTGGTCAATATGGCGCAGCAAGGTAAGTTTGCGCTGGATAAAACCGGGGACGCCATCAAGGAATTCAGCATTCGCGGCTCGGATATGTCAAAAAACAGCGTCAGCGCCTACAAGGCGATCGGTCTTGACGCGGCGGCCATGTCATCGGCGATAGCCACCGGTGGCGAAAGTGCGCGCAAGGCGATGGAGAAGACCGCAAAAGGGCTGCTGTCCATTCAGGATCCGGCGACGAGGGCTAATGCCGCGATTTCGCTTTTTGGCACCCCGATTGAAGACCTGTCTATAGACCAGATCCCAGCGTTTCTTTCGGCGCTGGCGAACGTTTCTAATCGCCTCGGTGATGCCAGGGGAAGCGCCGACAGGCTGGGAGATACCCTGCGCGATAACCTGCCCGGCGATATCAGTAAGCTGGGTGGGGCATTCGACGGGCTGCGCACGGAGGTGCTGACGGGGATGGATACCAGCCTTCGGACAATCACGCAGACACTGACGGCTTTAGTCAACAACCTGCGGGAATGGGTGAGTGAAAACCCGGAGCTTACACAGACTCTGGTGCTAGTCACTGCCGCACTTGTGGCCCTGGCTGGAGCGGTGGGCGTAGCGAGTCTCGCCGTCAGCTTCTACGTTGGCCCCTTTGCAAAACTGAGGCTGGCTATTCAAAACATCGGCCTGTCCTCGATCACTGCGACTTCCAGTATTGCCAGGCTCAATCTGGTTCTTTCCGGCCTGCGCGTCATTCTTGCAACACTACTCGGCGTCCCCGGTCTGATTGCACTGGGGTTTATCGCTGCAGGGCTGATTATCTGGAAATTCTGGGAGCCCATTAAGGCATTCTTTGGCGGATTTCTGAGTGGGGTCTGGGAGGGATTAACCCCGCTCAGGAACGCATTTTCAGCAATGGCCCCGGTGTTTTCTGCGCTGGGTAACGGCGTTAAAGCTGTGTGGGAGTGGTTCAAAAACCTGCTTAGTCCAATGCAAACCAGCAAAGACACTCTGGATAAGTGCGCCTCTGCCGGGGAGACCTTTGGCCGGGTGATGGGGACGGCGCTCAGCGTTCTGTTGTGGCCGCTTCAGCAGTTAATGAACGGTGTGGACTGGTTGCTTAAGAAGCTGGATCTCATTCCTGACGGGATCGACAAAGCCAGGCGGCAGGCTGACAAAGCACAAAGAGATCTTGAGGCCTCTGCGGTAGCGCTGTCCGGGCATCGACTCCCATTAGCGAAGGCAGATGTGTACAAGCCCGCTGACGGCGATAAGCCGCCGGTTATTACCGGCGTTCAGGGTCACCTGAAAAACATCGATACGAATACCAAAGCAACGGCCAACAACACGAAGAAAGTCGGCCCTGGCGACATTGTCTTTAAAAACCTGCCGCGTGCACTGGCGCTACGCGGTGCCTATCAGGAGGCGCGGGTTATTCCTCAGCCTGTGCCGCGCGTGTCTGCGGCTGCGGCCGGCGGCGTTCTGTCGGTGCCGACGGCAACGCAAGGGGCGACGCCTGCGCCGGTCGCCGCTTCGTCGGGTGCTGCGCCGTTCTTCCAGTTGGTCTTTAACGACGTCGGCAAGCGCTCAGATCAGGAACTTGAAAAAATGGTGCGCAACGCCGTGCGCGATCTGATGGCCAACGCCCGCAAAACTAACCGCGGCTCATTCCGCGATCGGGAGTAAGGAGGTTTTATGATGATGGTATTCGGGATGTTTGTTTTTACGCTGCGCACTGTCCCGTATCAGCAGCTTCGGCACTCGCAGGAGTGGCGACACGTTAAAAATGACCGGGTTAATCAGTCAGCGGCCTGGCAATATATCGGGCCTGGTGACGACACGATCACTCTTGACGGTGTGCTATACCCAGAAATCACCGGCGGACGGTGGTCGCTGTCGGCACTGGAGACGATCGGCTTTGCCGGTCGCCCCTGGCCGCTGATTGAGGGCGACGGGCAGATTTACGGAATGTACGTCATGACGCGGCTGGAGCGAGGAAAAACGGAGTTTGACCGCTACGGCAACCCCAAAAAGATTGAGTTCACGATCAGCCTCAGTCGCGCCGATGCAGATTTTCGCGAGAAGCTACAGACATCGTCGGTCAGTGATGTGCTGGATGATCTCAAAACCAGCGCAACCAAAGCCGTTAACTCGGTTTCAAGCTCCCTCAGCAGCCTGTTTTAATCCACAAAAAAGCCCCTCACGTGAGGGGCTTTCACTACCGGCAGATATCGCCGTTTCTGACTATGACGGTACCGTACCGCCACTTCTGACTGTCCTGCAGCACCGTTAGTTTTGACGGTGCTCGATACTCACGCCACCCGCGCCCAGCACATCAGCAGGGTGTGTGCCTCGACCACGCTAAATTCCTGACCGTTGCCGAGGTTGGCAGTTTTACCGTTGGTCGTGTGTTTGTGCGCCGGTACCGTGACTTCGTGTTCGTGCTCTCCGGCATCATCGGTCACACCCAGCTCTTTCGGGTTAAAGAGCTGCCGCACATCACCGCCAATTTCCCACGGGTCATCTTTACCGGCCACACCACCATGATTGTGTTTACCATTTTTCGTGGTTGTCAGTTTTTGCTCTATCTGCTCGCTGGTTTCACCGCTCACATCAATCTGCACAGCGGGCAGGTTGTCCCGCTGGAGTGTGACGTTATCGCTGCCGCCGGTCGTGCCGACGTCCGAGCCGTCCGCCTTGCCGACGCGGATCGTTTTATTTTCACCAGTGTAAACCCATTCCGACCACGGCCATCGCTCATTGGGGTTCAGGTTCTGGTTGAAAAAGCGCATGGTGCCGATGGGGTTGTCGAGCTCCCAGGCATTACTCACGGCCGTTTTTACCGCGGTGGCGATCGCCTCCTGAATATCTTTACTCAGCACGCTCAGCTCATTATCCGTGTAATCTTCCGCCTCATCTTTTGCCTTCTGCACTTCGCTAGCGGTTGCCAGAATGACGGATGGATCGGCTTTTAACTCGACGCTGCTGGCGTTACTCACGGCGATCCACAAATTAACGGAATGCAGCCGCCCGGAACCCTCAGACAGTTGCGGTTTATATGACGGTGGCAGGCTCGCCACCGCCAGGCACTGGCCGGTGTCGTCATAAAGCGCAGCCTCCCGGAGCCAGAAGCCTCCGACCTGCGGCAATATAATCAGCTCTGTTCGGATGAGGTTTGCCGACTTGTCGGCAATCACAACCCGATTCAGCGGCGCGCGATAAACTTCATTGACCAGTTGCGTCTGTGACGGATCTGGCGCGGGCACCGCTCCGCCGCCGTCCCCGACGGCCATTTCAGTGAAATCAACTGCTACCCCCGCCAACGCGGCTTGCGCCATCCTGGCCGCGCCGTACTCGGTCAGGATGGTGATGTATGATTTACCGGCCATAAATCACCTTCTCAGATTAACGGGCTGTAGTAGACCGGACGAGAACCGGAGATGTAACCCCCACCATCACGCCCCCACTCACCGCAGAAAATCCCCGCCGCACTACCCAGCGCATTATGCCCCCCACGAGACAGCAGCGCCCGCTGTGAATTTATCGCTGTCGCCCAGAACCCGTCGCCCTTAAAGTCTGCTGGGTTGATGGTCAGCGGGAATAGCGCCAGCAGCTTCAGCTTGTTGAGTGCCACCGCCGAAATTGGTTGGCTGCTGTTATTTTTGAAATCCGTAAACAGGTTCTGGCCAGAAGACGGGATCTGAAGAGAAAACGGCACATTCGCTGACGTCAGGGCCACTCTGACGCTGGTCGGTGTGGTCGCCACGTAATCCCCGCCCGCAATTGAACCGGTAAATGTCGGGGTAATGAACGCCCCGGTAATCGCATCCAGCGCTTTCCATGCAGCAGATGCCGGGGAGATATCAGATGCGAACAGCGCAGCGTTGTTATCGGGCAGGAATTGCAGTTCACCAGCCATCAGGCGGATGCCATAGTTGTATTCCGCGATATTGCCGCACAGATCAGAAATCCCCGAGAACGTCTTGTCATGCCGCCAGTCAACCGGGCCCGAACCAGTAAACGTGATGCCCGTCGTGTTATTTTTATCGCCCGGCTGGCGACCATCCACGCGACGGCCGAACTCCGCCGGGTTGTCAGAGGAAAACCCCCAGTTGGTGTTGCCCAGCGGTTGCGTACCGGCTTTGAAGGTTTGCAGGGCCAAAAGAGCATATTCGGCGACGGTCATCGCGTGCCAGCCCGCGCCGCAGGCTTTCGCCGCGTTGTAGTAGATATAGTTGTCCTGGTTTTGTGAGGTTGGCACGGCATTCGGGAGCGACAGAAATTCCCCGTTTTTAATCAGCCCCTGATAGGTGCCGATAAATAACTGAGGGATTTCTTTCCCGTCAACAATAAATGCCGGATGAGTGCCGGTGCCCAGGCTCGGATCGATAGATTCAATAGTGACCTTTGGGATGATATTCACAAACGACGGCTGACCCTTTGCCGTGTAAAGCACCGTCTGTGCGCCGCCGCTGGCGGCCTCTACAGACTGACGCAGCGTGTCTTTAATGATGATGGTTGACATAGTTAGCCCTCGTTATTGTTGGGTATAAGTAAAATAGGTATCCAGATATGCCAGTCGGGCTTTAAACCACGTCAGGATCTGGTCAATGCTGGTGACGTTTAATGATGGTTGCGTGGGCCATTTCGCCACGTCTGCTTTAACTAAATCCGGTGAGTATTTGCTCTGAAACTGTTTCAGCAGAAAATACAAATTATCCGGTGAGAAAATCCCCTGATTGCGTAAATCCGCATAGCGCTGATTCACGGAATTACCATAAGCATTTCTGACTTTCATCCAGAATAAATTTGCGCTTCTGTCAGTCCCCGGCACAGTGTCAGGCAGGTAACTGATTGTCGTCCCTTCAAACTTCAGGCCATATGTTGTATCGAGGTCATAGGGCATAAAAAACCACTTAACACCATCCCACGTAATAAACTGCACGTTTTTGGTATTGTCATTCGCCCATAAATCAGTCGCGCCAATGACGGCCAGCAACAGATAAAAATCAATGGCGTTATTTTTATCGAGTTTAGTGGCGATGTTTGCAGTGAAATCAGCCTGTCCTGATGATGCAAAAGCATCCCATGCCTCTAATGCAGCCTGCGTGGCTGCGGTCTGCGTCTTTGGTGCTTTAAAACTGTATTGCGCCTTCATGGCATCGGTGGATAATTTTTTAATATCCACCCATGCCGTGTTGGCATCCATCGAAATATGTATCTTCAATGGGTCGTTTTTAGGGATATTATAATTTTCCTTTTTCTTACCGACGGCCAGAGTGCCAATGCCGTAAAACGCATCATTGACGTACAGTACCGCCGGATAGCCGATCGGATGAGCGCGGGCGCCGGTAGGGAACCCATCAGGCCCGACTTTTCCCACGTAGCAATTATCGATATCCCGTTTCGGCCAGCCACGACGGGAATCCATCATCTGCGACCACAGCAGGAATGATGCATACTGCCGGGCGTGAGTGTTATCAATCCAGTTTGATTTAAACGTCCACTCATCGTGTGGAATAATGTCGCCGATTTTTAAATCCATATCCTCATCACGGTCAGCGGTTGAGCTGAAGGTAATATTGAGATTTTTTTTCTGGAACGTCGCCGACGTGTCTCCCTGCACTTCAAAGGTGCTGTAGAACGAGATCACATTTCCGTCGACATCAATGCGCGCTGTCGTCGGGTATTGTCCCGCCGCCTTATTTGGCGGTACACCATTTGGCGAATTAACGGAGATTCGAATAATCCCTGCCGGCTCACCAAAAACAAAATGCTTATCCAGCAGTGGCGGCGATGCCGTGGCGGAGTCTGCCGGATCAAAGCCTTCCAGTGCGGCCAGGGCGACGGCCATCTGTTGCGTGATCAGTAACCGCGAAAGCTGATTGTCGGGGCCAAGATAAGCTAACTGGCTATCAACCTCGCTCAGTAATGCGGTGTGCAGTTGCTGCGCCACATAAAATTGCTGTAATGCCCGTTCATTGACTTCTACTGCCTGTGCAATATCACCCGCCGCCGACAGTTGGCTTTGTTGCGATAAATATAATCGCTGATACCATACTTGCAGCGCAGAGATGGCACCAAGGAAGGTCTCGTTATTTTCGCCAATTCCTTGCGCCGTATCGCTAATGGCTGATACCTGAACTTGTTGTGAAATATAAAGCTGCTGCAAAGTGACTGCCAGTGCAGTAAATAAATCATTAATCCCTCTGGCGTTCATCATGTCATTGATGAATCGCGCCACCCCATCATCGTTAAGATAATAATTAAAAATCACTTTCGCATTGCCGGAATCCTGCATTGCCACACGAAATAATTTACCCGCAGGTGTTCCCGTCAGACCTGAAATTGTTCCGTCAGGATCGTCCTCCGTTGGGTAAAAGGTGTACTCCTTATAATCCGGTATTGATTCAAGCTGCGACTTCAGCCATGCGGTGCGATTCGCCAGCTCTTTTGCCTGAATATTTGCCGCGCCATCCTGACCGCCTTCAACTCTCTGCTGACGGGTCAGGAGTGTAATACTGTCTTCCCATTGTAACTTTTCTGTAATATTCATTTTTATTCACCTGAAGAGCGATAAGCACCGTCGTAAAGTTGAGTTCCGTCATAGCGCGCAGAACCGTCGTAATGAAACACGCCATCGGGGTATTTTCCCGGTCGGCAGTAATGATAATTTCCGTCGTAGTGAGCGACTCCGTTATAAAAAATGCATTCGGGTGGTGTATACCATTCCGGATAGACGGTAATAACATCCCCGTCAGCTATCGCGGCGCCTACCCATGCATCCCCCCTGGAGCTGGTTGCGATAGTCAGTTCTGCCAGGTGTCTGCTCACAGGTTTTGCATCGCCGATCAGGCGGTTGAGTTCATCCAGCGTCTTCGCTGTGATCCCGACGTCATTCACATCCACTTCAAGCCTGAACGTTCCGGGTGCGTCACCGACGTCGAACCACTCCGCGAACGTTGCAGAAAACCCCATATCTTCGATCACGCGCCGTACCGCTGCGCGGGTGCCTTTACGGCGGTGAAGCCAGTACGAGCGCTGTATAACGGCTATTTTTCGTTCTGGCGGCCAGTCCTTATCCCATCGATCGACAGACAGTGCCCAGGCCAGATACGGCAGTAAATCAACCGGGCAGGCGGTCGGCGTCCATAGCGTGCGTATCGCGACGGTTATCCCGGAAAGCCGTGCCGTGGCGGCCTCAGTACTGCGCAGCCATGCGGTGGAGGACGGCGGCAGTAATGTGCTATTCATCCGTTCCGCCGTTTTCCAGGTGATAACCGATATTACGGGCGGCCTGGACGTCGCTGATTTTGATATCACTCGCGGGCGAATTTATTACCACTCGCTGCACCCCCTGGACATGCAGCGCTGCCGAAATAGCGGAGCGCGCGACGTCGCGACTGATTTTTTTGTTGTTCTGTTTCAGGAATTTTTGCAGCGATGCGTCGGCGGCGTTGATGATCGGCTCTGACTCCGGCCCTGGGTACAGATAGAGCGTGGCGTTAATTTCGTAATCGACAACCTCGGCGCTACGCACCGTGACCCGATCCCCCAGGGGGCGCACTTCCTCGTCGTTTACCGCTTCTGCGACGTCGGCCAGCAGCTCCGGCGAGGCGGTGCCGTCACCCTCTGTAGACAGTACAGCAATGACCACCTCCGCCGGTGCCGGGCTGGATGCCTTAACATCCGCCACCTTTCCGCTGGCACTGCGTGCGAAATACTCATAGGCAGCTGACGGTCCGGCGACGCTCATGCCCTCAAAGGCCGCCTGCGCACGCAGGCGTAACGCTTCGTCGCTTTCCGTCACCGCGTCGGTGGTGTCGGTCTCTGGCGTGATGATGAGCCGCTCTATGTCCAGGTTGGCCGCAATATTGTCCAGATCGTCGCCAGTCGAATGACTGAGCATGCAGGCCGCCACCCCCTCGTTGATGCGCTGACGTAACAGTAGCTCGCGGTACGCCATCGCCTGGGCGATGATGTTTAGTGGCTCTGACTCCAGACCCAGCGCAGCGGCAACGGCTGACTGCTGATCAGCAGGAAATGCCGCCACCATCAGCGCTTTGACGTCAACCAGGATCGTCTCGAAGTCGAGTTCTTCGATAATGGTCGGCTTTGGCAGCTGTGAGAGGTCAATCGTTGGCATTGGCGCCCCTTAATGTCACCACGCGGGTGCTTTTTTCCATGGTTTCCGTCAGCATGCCGGACAGTGCGGCGGTCACAGCACCGCTGGCTGAATAAGTCACGTTGATGGTATCCAGCACAATGCGCGGCTCCCATGCGGCCAGCGCGATGACTGCTGCGCTCATCAGTTGCAGTCGTGTGACGTCGTTTTGCGGGCTGTCGATCAGGTCAGGGCACAGTGAGCCGTAGTTACGGCGCATCAGGCGACTACCAACCGGCGTCAGCAGAATGTCGTTAACTGACTGCCACACATGATCCTCGTCGGTCAGGGTGCCAGTTCCTGCGGCATTCATACCGCGATAGCGCTCTGTCATTTTGTGTCCACCGTCCATTCGCCACCGCGCTTAACCCCGCCATGACTGTGATCATCCACCTGCACACCATTAGAGGTGAATGCCCCGCCGGTGTGGGTGATATCGCCGTGCATCTCACCGCCTTCGGTGACGTTCAGATTCCTGGTGGTCAGCAGGTTGGTGCACTCCACCTCCGGCGTGTCCAGCGTGATTTTGACTGACGCCTCAACCACAGCGGATTTAATCCCCTTTACCTGCAATGCGCCCGCCTCCGCGTCGTAGCGAAACTTCGCGCCGTCCGGCGCTGTCACCACCATCTCGTTACGCGACGCGCCCGGCGCTGGGTTGTCATCGCTGTACAGGCTTCCGCCGATAAAGGCGACGTCGGTATTACCGCCCAGGCACAGGAACCAGACCTGCTCGCCGATGGATGGCGGCACCCAGACCTTAAATGCACCGGCACGCTGTGCGTTCCAGCGCAGCCAGGTAGTTTCCAGTTCACCGCTTTGCACCCGAACGCGCCATTTGCCCTCGTCGATCTCCGTCACTGTGCCGGTGCGGGCGATGTTCTCCATCAGGCGAAGCAGCTCTGCAATCTCCATCAGCGCCCCTCCAGCGAGTTGATCACGTGGCGGAAAATGGCCGTGCGGTCGGCTTTGCTCAGGCCCAGCAGCTCGCGGCGCGGATAGTCCGCCATCGCGCCGCTGTCATTAATCCGATCGCGTAGCCCTTCCTGGTGTGCTCTGGCGATACGCGCAGCCACGCCTGAATAGCCCACTTCAACGCCATCAGCCGTGGCGCGTGACTTCAGGAAGCGCGCGGTTCTCAGGCGTCGGAACATCGGCTCGGCCGTAGTGGTATTACGGCGCGTTTCGCTCAGGTTGATATCGAGATAACGCTCAATATCCTCGCGATAGAATGACCGCTGCGCCCCGCGCTCCACGTCAAAACCGCTCACCATGCGCCCCCTCCTGCTGCGGGTTGTACGCCAGTTGCGCAGGTTTCTTTCCTGCCCCTGCCACATGAATTTGATGCCTGCGCGCGCACGCAGCACCTTGCGGCGACGGCCTTCATATTTCGTTCCGTCCGGGTCTTCCTGCTTTCCGATGCGCCGGCTCTGGCTCTGGCGCAGCATCGTCGCCATGCCCCTGGCCATGCGCAGGCGGCCTTGCACGGACGCCCCTTCCAGAATGGCCGCAAACACCTCATCAAGCTGATGAAAAGACGGATCGTTGCTCATGCCAGTGCGCCTCCGGACTCAGGATCAAAGACCATCTCCCACTCCCCGCCATTGAAGCGTGGGCGCGACTCTGCGAGATGCTCCGCCTTCGGTGTGCCGCTGTCGCTAGTCACCATGACACGCTCCCAGGCCGGCACCTTAAACAGAATGTCGGCGACGTCGTCGTTGACGATCTCGGCGTCAAACTCCACCTTGCGGTTATTGTCGGGATTCAGCAGCAGATCGGGCTGCTGCTGCCATACCCACGCCAGCAGCGGCAGCATGAGATCATCAATTTGGCCGGGAAAATCCATCGCCAGCACCTGAATGGTGTAGTGGTACATGAACGACGCTTCGCCGGTCGCCTCGATCTGGATATGGCCCCTCTCCACCCAGACCGTGATTTGTTCCGGGTTGGCTTTGCACCAGGTGTTACCGGCGGTCAGCGCGGCACGCAGTAGTTCAGCTTTTTTCACTTTATCCCCCTGGCGATACGCCGTAGCTCCAGTTCGCGAATGCCCGCTTTATCGGCGTTGCAGGTATCCAGCGCATCAAGTAATGAATCTGTCCAGGCAGCAAGCCCGCCCCACGTCATCGGCCTGGCCGGTGGTGGAGGAACATCAGTTTTTGCCATCAGGCTTTCGGGCAAGGGCTCCTGAATAATCTGCGGCGGTGACTTCTTCGGCTCGTTGGTACAAGCCGTCAGCGACAGCAGCGCGCACAGGACCAACAGCGCAGGGGTCACCGGCCAGTGCGGTTTTGATGTTTTCACGTCGATGCTCTCCCGTTGTGTTGCGCTGCTGGTTTAGTGTTTTCAGCCTAGCCTCAACCTGGCTGACGTCCTGGCGTAATGCCCTAACCTCTGTCAGCACATCGCCGGTCTGTTTCAGTTCTTCTCGGGTGCCGGTCAGTGATTGCTCTGCCTGTTCGCGCTTATGGCTTTGCCACGCAAGGCCGCTAACGGCGGCAATCAGCAGGACAAACATCACGATGGCGAGAATGACGGTCGCTTTCATTTCGCCCCCTTCAGCGCCGGATCAGATAAGCACCAGGCTTTGAACTCTTCCCGGCGGTTGACCAGCCCCTGCAAACGCTTGCCGCCGGAGTTCACAAAGTCCGTCAGTCGTTCGCAGACGCCCTTCCAGTTGCCCGCCTGTGCGTTGCGCCAGAGGGTGGTTCTGACCTTCTGGCCCTTGCTGTTGGTGTACCAACCCAGCCCGGTGCAGCCGACGTTAAACGTGCCGTCGGTCATGCTTTCAAAAACCTTCTGCGGTGCAGCGGTGCCGTTAAACTCGCGATTGGTGCATTTTTCGGCACGCATCAAATCGTTAACCCAGCGCTCGGCGATCTCGCCCTCGGCGTATTCGCGGTTCTCCACCTTTGAGGTGGAGCCGATACCCACCGTCAGCACGCCTGCCGGGCAGTAGTACGGGGTCTTGCGACAGTCCTCGTACTTCGCCATCTTCTGCTGTGCTTCCGGGCTGGTTCGCAGCGCCTGCGGCCAGAGCGTCGCCGCCAGCGAGATGATCGCGGCGGTTGAGCAGGCAATAATGCGTTTTTTCATCGCGGCGCCTCCCGGATGGTTCGGATCAGCTCTTTAACGTCCTGGCGGTTTTCGGTGTCGTCGCGGATGGCATCGATCAGTTCATTCAGCAACGTGTTGTTGGTTTCGTGAATGCGCGCCATGCGGCGGCGGTGCATCTCGCCCAGCGCAGCGGCGGCTATACCAATCAGGATGCCGGCGGCGGTGAGCCAGTCCTTTTGCGTCATGACGCCAACGCCCGTCAGAAGCGTTGACCAGGAGTACGTCACGCCATTCCAGATGCGGTTAATCAGGTCCATAGCTGTACGGTCTCCTGCGTCGCGGTGCTGCTGATTTCCGGCAGCTCCACCACCTGGCCGGCGTCGAGAAATATCTGACCGGCCAGCGCTTTGTTAGCGGCGAGGGCGATCTCGGTCACGCCCTGCGTGGTGCCGTAGTACCGCTGACATAACAGGTCCACTGTGTCGCCCTGCAACGCTTTGACTTTCATCAGAACGCCTCCGCAGTATTGCGCACGGTGCCGCGAATGTCGGAGATGGCCCAGCGCGCATCGCGCCACATATCGTCGGCCTGTGAAGCCAGCGCGACAGCGCGTTTTTCACCTGCATCGCCGGTGGTATCCACGTCCCGGTTAGTGCCGAGAATGTGCGCCCGGGCGATGCTGAATACTGCGCGGCGGAAGCGATGAACCTTCACGCTCTCGTCGTTAACCTTGACCGCCGGCACGTCGGCCAGTCGGGCGTAACCCGCTGCCAGCTGAGCAGCCTGCCAGTCAGCAAGCTGATCTAGGGTATGAGACACGCCCTCGATAACGGCCTGCTTCAGGCGCGAGGTGGTCACGGCGCCATTGATGCGCATCTCCATGCGCACATCGCTCAGGGCGATTTCCGGCCAGAAACTCCCGGCAGTGACCTTTTCGCCACCGTCGTCAGTGTCCGGCACATCCTCCGAGGAGGGGGTAACAGTGCGACCGGCTACAAGGCTCATCGCGTCGTCTCCTGAATAGGTGGCGGTGGGCGAACGGAGAAAAGAAAACGCAATGCGTTACAGATCTCCGCCCGCGCCGCCAGCGCACGGGGCGCAAGTCGGTTATTTTTTGGCGGCAGGCGTTTTTTTCGCTGTTGTTTTGCGCGCTGCTGGCTTCCGGGTTGTGCTTTTGCGGGTGGCTTTGGTCGCTGTGGCGCTGTCCGCTACCTCCGGATCTGACGTTGCTGCAGCTTCACCCGCACCTGAGTCGTCCGTTGCGGTATCGCCGCCGGCATCGCCAGTACCTTCAGCGCTATCGCCTCCATCGGTACCATCAGCATCACCGCCCTCACCTGCGCCCGCCGCTGCGGCGGCTTTTTTCACCACGCGAGCCAGTCGCTCAATCTCTTTTTTCACCCCGGCGCCAGCATCCAACGTCAGCGCCTGGCGCAACAGTGCCAGCGCGGTTGTCTGTTCTTCGGTTGTGCCGTTACGCAGCGCAAAGGCGCGCGCTTTGCACAACTTGGCGCGAACCACGTCGGGCATATCGCTGCCGGCGGTGAACTCTGCAACCTCATCGAGCACCGCCAGATATGGCGTGACGTCGGTGGTATCGTCGGCCTTGACCTGCACCAGGATCGGATCGCAAATCTCATCGACCAGAACAGTTGCAGCGGTACGGTTGAAGCGGTCGGGCATCAGCAGGCCATGTGTAACGACATAGCGGCCAATGCGGGCGGCCAGTGCGTAGTCGCCGGCATCGATCGCCCAGACCATCAGGGTGACAATCACCTCATCCTGTCTGCCGCTGTCGCCGTCGAGCGTGCCCTCGATCCAGCCCTCGTAATGCGGTAGCAACTGGCGTTTCATCGCCGCTTTCGCCTGGTCAGACTGCACTCGCCTTAATGCACTCTGATCCATGCGTAGCCGGTGCATGATCTGCTCGTGCGCCGTCCGCGCGGTATCGGACTGCTCGTCGGTCTTGCCATGACGTTCAGCCATGACCCTCTGAAAATGTTTTTGTGCCGGTGTCAGCATTGTTTCTTCCCCGATTACCGGCGGGCCGAAGCCCGCCAGTGCGCGGTTACTCGCCGCCGCCCGGTGCTTCGGCAAAGGTGATGCCGTCGATAAAGGCCACGGCGCCGTAATCCTCAACGATGAAGTCATCGTTTGAGGACTGGTACGTTGCCACGCGGTTGTATTCCGGTTCCTCTTTGATCGTCCGGCGCAGGCCGCCGCGCTGGTAGTAGATCGAGAGGTTTTTAAACGGCGTGATGAGGATGGCGTTACCCGGCATGTAAGGCGCGATAAAGGTCGGCATGTTGCCTACGCGTTCCTGCGCCACAATCAGCTGACCGGCCAGCATTTCGGTGTTCGGGTTGGTCTGACTCATGGCGTTGATGGTCGGGAAATTGCTGGTTGTCAGCATATCGCCGGACAAAATCACCACGTTGTCAGGGTTGCGCTTATGCCATTCATCCATGAGGCTGTTTTTGGCGTCATAGACCGCAGCCGCTACGTTGCCGTAGGTGCCCTCGGCGACAATGGCGTTGTTCTGGTTGCGCGAAGTGATCGTCACACCGGTAATGCGACGGTGCGCCGCTTCATTGCGGATTTTTTGCAGCCAGCCAATACCACAATCCTGCAACAGCGGATTCGCTGCGCGGTCTGACGGGTCGGCGTAGCTGGTACCGTTAAAGCCGATCATGATGCGGTCGAGCGACATCTGACGGGCCATCGCCGAGCTAATCAGCGGCTGGAAGTTCGGCTGATGCGCCCACGCATCCATCTGCGCATAACTTACGGCGTAGTCGTAGTTGGTTTTGCGGCACAGATAGTTGTACGCGTCCATCTGGTCGTTAGCGCCGGGATTGCGACGGTTGGTGGTGCTGTTGTTGACGCCCGCCAGCGGGCCTTTGCTGCCGATCAGGATTTTCTGCCCGATCTGCTCTTCAACGCCAAAGACGTTGATCAGTTTCAGGAAAGCATCATCCTGCTGCGCTGCGGCCTCAAGGCGCTGCTGCACGGTCGGATCAACGCTGAATTGCGCCGCGACGGCGGCGGCGGTGACGCCGTTCAGCTGCGCCTGACGGGCAACGTAGCCGTCAAAGTGCCTGCGGGTGGAGTTTCTCATGTGCGGGTTCTCTCGTTATGGATATCAGTAGTCAGCGAGCTGCGCGTTCGCGCCGCCGTTCGCTGGCTGGCGCTGGCTGAAGTTGCCGTCCGTCCCCTCAAGCTGCTGGCGCAGCGCGGCAAGGTCAGTGGTCAGCTTCTGGATGGCGGCCTTGTCCTGCTGGCGCTCCTGTTCGGAGGTGCTGAACTGCTCGCCAAGATCAACCTGAGACTGCGCCACGACCTCAACAGCCTGATGCACCTGGCTAAAACGCTGATCGTCGGTTTTCTGACCCTTGCCGAGAATGCCCATCACGCGGGAGAACCATTCCTTACCTGAATCATTACGGCTCTGATTTTCCTGCATCAGTTCGGCCTCAAAAGAAGCGGTAAACAAGGTGACTTCTGCATCCTGCGAACTGAAACGCATGATCTCGGCGCGCTTTTCAGCGGTGAATTTCAGCTTATCGGTACCCAGGCTTGCCGGGGTGTCGGTCATCGCCAGCCCCATAAGGTACGGGCCTTTCGTCAGCGGGAAGCTGGGGTGTATTTCGGTGCTGGAATAGACCTTCTTGCCGTCGGCCAGCATGTCCTTCATGCGTTGAGTGGGCTCAATCTCTGCAAAGAGATGCGCCTCCCCGGTCAGCGGGCCTTCGTTGATATCCTCAGCGGACAGAGCAACAACATCCCCCATAGCGCTAAATACACTGTCAGGGAACGGGGAAAGATAGTGCTCAATGTTGACGCGCGCGCCATAGACTGCCGGGTTGTACGCTGCCGCCATCGCATGAAGCTGTGCGCGGGTGACATTGCGGCCATCGACCGTTGTTCCGGACGTCATGACCTTAAATTTCTTGCGGGTGGTTGCCTGATTAGCCATGTTCTTTTGCTCATCTGGTTGAGTTCCCGGTGATGATGGCAGGCGGTGACACACGCGCTCAACGCGTTGTTGTTGTGAGGGAGCTGTCACAACCAAAAGCGGGCGAAAGGGCACGCGCGCGCGGGTTAATCTCCCCGGCAGGAAGCGAGGAGGATTAATGGCGATTGAAGAAGCATTCATCATGCAGCGGGCGCGGCAGCTCTACTGGCAGGGATACCCGCCGGCGGAAATCGCGCGCCTGATGGGTATCAATCAGAACACGATTTACTCATGGAAAAAGCGTGACGAATGGGACAGCGCGCCGCCGATCCAGCGCGTCACGACGTCCATTGATGCACGACTGATCCAACTCACCAGTAAGGACACAAAGACCGGTGGCGACTTCAAGGAAATTGACCTGCTGACGCGACAGCTCAAAAAGCTGGATAACGGCACACCAGTGACGCAGCCGAAGAAGAAGATCCGCAAGAAACAAAACTTCTTTTCAGAGGCGCAGATCTCCGCGCTGCGGGCCAATATCATCGACTCGCTGCACTGGCATCAGAAAACCTGGCATGAGAACCATCACCACCGTAACCGGGCGATCCTGAAAAGCCGACAGGTTGGCGCAACCTGGTACTTTGCCCGAGAAGCGCTGCTGCGTGCGCTGTCTGATGACGTGAAGTACAAGCATCAGCTCAACCAGATATTTCTGTCGGCCAGTCGTCGCCAGGCGTACCAGTTCCGCAGCTTTATTCGCGCCGCTGCCGCTGAGGTTGATGTTGAGCTAAAGGGCGGTGACATGATCCAGTTGTTCAATGGCGCGGAGCTGCACTTTCTCGGCACGTCAGCTGCAACCGCGCAGTCGTACACCGGCAACCTGTACTTTGATGAATTTTTCTGGGTCGGGCAGTTTGCCAACCTCAAGAAAGTGGCCGGCGCAATGGCGACCCTGAAAGGATTGACGCGTACCTACTTCTCGACACCGTCAGCGGAGAGTCACGAGGCGTACCCTTTCTGGTCGGGCGAAGCCTTCAACAAAGGCCGCAGCCACGGTAAGCGCGTGGAGTTCGACACGTCCTGGAAGACGCTTAACAGTGGGTTGATGTGCCCGGACAAAATCTGGCGCCAGATCGTCACGTTGCAGGATGCGGTCGATAACGGCTGGGATCTGACTGACATTGACGAAATCCGCGAGGAAAACAGCCCGGAAGATTACGACAACCTCTACGCCTGCACCTTCATCAAGAACGGTGAAACCGCCTTTGACTACAACATGCTGCTGAGCTGCGGCGCAGACGGTTACGACGAGTGGCCGGACTGGAAACCTTACGCCATGCGGCCAATGGCCGATCGCCCGGTGTGGATTGGCTACGACCCCAACGGCTCCAGCGGCAAAGGTGACAGCGGGGCCATCTCTGTTAACGCGGCGCCACTGATCCCCGGCGGCAAGTTCCGCACTATTGAAACCATTCGCGTGCGCGGCATGGAGTTTGAGGCGCAGGCCGCCATGATCATTAACATGCTCGCGCGCTACAACGTGCAGCACATCGGCATCGACGGCAGCGGCATTGGCGAGGCGGTTTACCAGCTCGTGAAGAAGCACTTTCCGGCGGCGGTGTGCTACCAGTTCTCGCCAGCCAGTAAGCGCATGCTGGTACTGAAAATGCTGCAACTGATTCGCGCCGGCCGCTGGGAGTATGACCGCGGCGAATATGACCTGATCACCGCTTTCTGCGCCGTGCGCAAGGTGGTCACGCCTGGCGGCGTCATCACCTACGACACCGACCGTGCCCGGGGCGTGAGTCACGGCGATCTCGCCTGGGCAACCATGCTCGCCACCGTTAACGAGCCGCTGGGTCAGGAAGGCGGCAACACTATGACTGTTATGGAGTACTGATGAGCAGACGAAAATCCCCGCGCGGCAGGCAGTATGCCAGAGAGCAGGCAGACCTCGCCGACGCGCTGAAGTCAGCCCCCGGCCTGAGCGCGTTCACGTTCGACGGCCCGTGGCCGGTAACCGGTGCTCATGACCTGCTGGATAACATGTACTGCGCCAACAACGGCCGATACTACGAGACACCGATCAGCTGGTACGGACTGGCCCGCCAGTTCGGCTATGCGAGCTGGCACCAGTCGGCGCTGTTCTTCAAGCGCAACGTGCTGGCCGGGTGCTTTATTCCGCATAAATTGCTATCGCGCCAGGCGTTCAGTGCCTTTGCGCTCGACTGGTTTGTGTTCGGTAATGCGTACCTTGAGATGCGGCGCAACCGCCTGAATGGGCCAATGGGCTTTCGTAACTCGCTGGCGAAGTACACCCGGCGAGGTTCTGACCTCGACACCTACTGGTTTATTCAGTCCGGGCTTGACGATCACCAGTTCGAGACCGGCTCGGTGTGCCACGTGATCAACCCCGACATTCACCAGGAGATCTACGGCATGCCGGAGTATTTCGCCGGCCTGCTGTCGGCCAACCTGGCCCACTCTGCCGACAAGTTCCGCAAGCTGTACTACGACAACGGGTCGCATGCCGGTTGTATTGTCTACGTCAGCAGCGCAGTGGCTGACGGGGAAAGTCTGGAGAACCTGAAGAAGACATTGACCGATACCCGGCGCGGCGGGGCATTTAAAAACATCCTGCTGAGTGCGCCCGGTGTCGGCAAAGACGCCGTGCAGATCCTGCCGTTCAGCCAGATATCGGCAAAGGATGAGTTTGTCGGCGTGAAGTCCTCCACGCGTGACGACATGCTCGCGGCTCACCGCGTGCCGCCTCAACTGATGGGTGCGATCCCGGAAGGCAACGGATCGTTCGGCGACGTCGAAAAGGCGGCGCGAGTATTCGCGGTCAACGAACTGACGCCGGTGATGGAGGCGATGAAACACGTTAACGACTGGCTGGGCGAAGAAGTGATCCGCTTCAACCCTTACGCCCTGCTGGAAACCCCGAAGTAGCCTGAAGGTACCGCAC